ATGTATGGAAGCATGGGTAAGTCAACCAAACCAGATCCAAATCGTAAGATAACATATCCATGTGTGCTTCATGTAGCATGTCTAGACTCACATAACACCAGTTTTTTTTACAAAAGAGAAGACGGTACTTACTACTGGTTACATTGTCGTAAGAATAAAGATGATGTTGAGGTAGATGCAGATCAAATACAATTAGATCTATTTGGTGATCCTATATTATCTAATGAGTTTATTATGAAAGCAATACTTTAGGGATCTTGACGATCCCTTTTTTTAATGTTATAATGTATCTAAGTATTATACAAAAAATATGAGCATACAACTGGTTTTATTAAAATCAGGAGAAGAGGTTATCGCTGATGTCAAAGAATTACGTGATGACAGTGATGACTTGCTTTCTTATGTCTTTAAGAATCCTTATACTATTAAAATCAAAACCGCACAAGTTTTAAAAGAAGGTAAGGGATCTCCAAAACATGAAGCAATATATTACAAATGGATGTCTTTATCAAAGGACTCTGATATAATAGTAAATAAAGATTGGATTGTATGTATTACAGATCCAATAGATACAATCAAAACATCTTATGAGGAAAGATTAAATGGAAGACGATCTAGGAATGATTCAGACGAATCTAGCGACAGACGAGATGGTGGAACCAGCGGATCAGGAAGTGGAGGAGCAACCGAATCCGATTCAAGTCTTACTCTTAACGAATCAAACGATTCTGATATCTGAGATTGATGAAGTCTTAGCAGATATTGGACAACCAGATTGTAAACTAATTAATCCATGTATTATAATAGATGGAAAGGTATCTAAGTGGATGTCAGATCTAACACCAAACACTCAGATGTTTATGAGTTCAGAAAAAATATTAACATTGTTAGATCCATCAGAGCACATACTTGAAGAGTACTATAAAGTTTTAGCATGAGATTCTATACTAATGTTCACCAAAGATTCAATGAGATTCTTGTGCGTGGATATGAGAACGGAAAACACTTTACCTCAAGGGAAGTGTTCAATCCAACTCTCTATGTTCCTTCAAAGAAAGATTCAAAGTATAAAACATTAGAAAACAAAAGTGTCGAACCTGTAAAACCAGGTAATATTGCAGAGTGTAAAGAGTTCATTGAGAAATATTCTGGTGTAGAAGGATTTGATATCTATGGTAATGATCGATATATTTGTCAATACATTTCGGAAAGATATCCAGAGGAAGAAATTAAATTTGATATTACCAAAATAAAGTTGGTAACAATCGATATTGAAGTTGCTGCAGAGAGTGGTTTCCCAAATGTATTTGAGTGTGCAGAAGAATTACTTGCTATCACATTACAAGATTACACAACAAAACAGATAATTTGTTTTGCATCCAGACCCTTCAATAATACTCGTAAGGATGTAAAATATGTTCAATGTAGAGATGAGTATAATTTAATTGAGAGATTCCTAGAGTATTGGCAAGTAGAAACACCAGAGGTTGTAACTGGTTGGAACTGTGAACTGTATGATATACCTTATATCGTTGGTCGTATAGAGAGATTGTTGGGAATGAAAGTTGTTCGTAAACTTTCTCCTTGGGGTTATGTTCGTAAAAAGGATCTTTTTGTACAAGGTAGAAAACAAATATCTTGTGAGATGGCAGGTATAGCAGTCATTGATTATCTTGATTTGTATCGTAAGTTTACATACAAAGCACAAGAGTCTTATCGACTAGATCATATTGCGAATGTAGAACTAGGTCAAAAGAAATTAGATCACTCTGAGTTTGAAACATTCCGAGATTTTTATACAGGAAACTGGCAGAAATTTATTGAGTATAATATTAAAGACGTTGAACTTGTAGATAGACTTGAAGATAAGATGAAGTTGATAGAACTTTGTTTGACTATGGCATATGATGCAAAGGTAAATTATACTGATGTATTCTTTCAAGTTCGCACTTGGGATGCGATAATATATAATTACTTGAAGAGAAAAGACATTGTAATTCCTCCAAAGGTTAAAACAGACAAAGACACACAATACGCAGGTGCATATGTTAAGGAACCGAAACCAGGAAAGTATGATTGGGTTGTCTCTTTTGACCTTAATAGTCTTTATCCTCATCTTATTATGCAGTACAATATCTCCCCAGAGACACTCAGGGAGACTCGGCATCCCAGTTCAAGTGTTGAAAGGATTCTGAATCAAGAGATAACAGACTTCAATCCAGAGTATGCAACATGTGCTAATGGTGCACAATACAGAAAAGATGTTCGTGGGTTCCTACCAGAACTTATGGAAAAAATGTATAGTGAACGTGTCATATTTAAAAAGAGGATGATTGAGGCAAAGAAATCTTATGAAAAAACCAAAACAAAAACGTTGGAAAAAGAAATTGCCCGTTGCAACAATATCCAAATGGCAAAGAAGATTTCTCTTAATTCTGCTTATGGTGCTATCGGGAATCAGTATTTTCGGTATTTTAAATTAGCAAATGCGGAAGCGATTACTTTATCTGGTCAAGTCTCTATTCGTTGGATAGAGAATAGAATGAATCGCAAATTGAATAAAATTTTAAAAACTGAGGAGGTTGATTATGTTATTGCTTCAGATACTGATTCCATTTATCTTAATATGGGTCCTTTTGTTGACGCTATATTCAAAGGGAGAGAGGCGACTCATGTTGAGATCGTTGATTTCCTTGACAAGGTGTGTGATATGGAATTCCAAAAATATATTGAGAGTTCTTATGAAGCGTTGGCCAAATACGTAAATGCTTATGATCAGAAGATGTTTATGGCAAGAGAGAATATTGCTGATCGTGGTATCTGGACTGCCAAGAAAAGATACATTCTAAATGTATGGGATAGTGAAGGTGTTCGTTATACTGATCCTAAACTCAAGATCATGGGTCTAGAAGCAGTCAAGTCATCAACTCCTGCACCTTGTAGGCAAATGATTAAAGACGGTCTGAAGGTTATTATGAGTGGTACTGAGGAGGAGATGATAGAATACATTGAGTCTTGTAGAACTAAATTTAAATCTCTACCACCAGAAGAAATATCTTTTCCAAGATCAGTTTCAAATGTAACCAAGTATAAGGGTGATAATACAATATATGCAAAGGGTACACCAATGCATGTTAGAGGAGCATTACTTTATAATCATTATGTAAAAGAGAAAAAGTTAGATAGAAAATATGCATACATACAAAATGGAGAGAAGATAAAATTCTGTTATCTTAAAGACCCTAATCCAATTAGAGAAAATGTGATATCTTTCATCCAGGATTTCCCAAAGGAATTGAATTTGACAAAGTATATTGATTATGAAACACAATTCAATAAGGCATTTGTAGAACCAGTTAAAGCAGTCTTGAATGCAATTGGTTGGGAAGTTGAAAGAAGAATTAGTTTGGAAAGTTTCTTCACATGAAATACACAGTCCTATATTCAAATTACTCCTCTACTCTTTTGTGTAGTCCAATTGCTAAACGCAAAGAGTTTGATGATATAGAGAATGCACAATGGTTTGCAAAAAAGATGAAACTGTGCTATGATTGGGTCGAATGTGTACAATCTAAAAATTTAACTTTATAATGGATTTTCTAAAAGAAATAGTAAAAGAGATTGGTGATGAATACACCCAAATTGCAGCGGACATAGATGAAACAGAAAGATTCATCGACACAGGATCACACATCTTTAATGCAGTGGTTAGCGGTTCCATTTATGGTGGGGTATCTAGTAATAAGATCACTGCCATTGCTGGTGAAACTAGTACTGGTAAAACTTATTTTTCCCTTGCTATCGTCAAGAACTTTCTGGACACTAACCCTGATGGGTATTGCCTCTATTTTGATACTGAAGCAGCAATCACCAAGGGATTACTTGCATCTCGTGCAATTGATCAAAAGAGACTTGTTGTTGTCAATGTCGTAACAATTGAGGAGTTCCGAAGCAAAGCACTAAGAGCAGTAGATATATACCTTAAGACAGAAGAAGATGATCGCAAACCTTGTATGTTTGTGTTAGACTCTTTAGGTATGCTTTCTACAGAGAAAGAAATACGAGATGCTTTAGATGATAAACAAGTCAGAGACATGACCAAATCTCAACTTGTGAAGGGTGCATTCCGTATGCTTACATTAAAACTTGGTCAAGCAAACATTCCCCTTATAGTTACAAATCACACATACGATGTTATCGGCAGTTACGTCCCTACTAAAGAAATGGGAGGCGGGTCTGGTCTCAAATATGCCTCGTCTACAATCATTTATCTCAGCAAAAAAAAGGAAAAGAGTGAGAAAGAGGTTGTTGGAAACATTATTAAGGCTAAGACAGTTAAGTCAAGACTCAGCAAAGAAAATAAAGAAGTAGAAATCCGTCTTTTCTATGATGAGAGAGGACTTGATCGTTACTATGGTCTTCTTGAACTAGGAGAGATTGGAGGACTGTGGCAAAATAAAGCAGGAAGATATGAGATGAATGGGAAGAAAGTCTTTGCCAAACAGATTCTTGCTAATCCAGATGAATACTTCACTCCAGAAGTGATGCAAGCATTGGATGAGATTGCCATAAAACGTTTTAGTTATGGAAATTGATGGACAGTATTGAAATAACAATCCTCAAAAACTTAATACACAATGATGAATACTCTAGAAAGGTATTACCTTTTATTAATAAAGAATATTTTGAAGAGTTTCATGAGAAGATTATCTTTGAGGAGATATGTACTTTTATAGTAAAGTACAATACACTACCCACTAAAGAAACTTTAACTATTGAGTCTGAGAAAAGAACAGATATTACAGAAGATGTATTTTCTAAAATACGTGACTGTATTGGATTATTGGAAGACAGTCCAAATGATTTGCAATGGTTACTTGATACCACTGAGAAGTGGTGTAAGGATCGTGCTATCTATCTTGCACTAGTCGAGTCTATTGCAATCGCTGATGGCAACAATGAAAATAAAAATCAAGATGCTATACCTAGTATATTATCTGATGCTCTTGCAGTTAGTTTTGATAACCAAGTAGGACATGATTACCTTGAAGATTATGAGGAACGTTATGAATCATACCATAGAAAAGAAGATAAAATTTCCTTTGACCTTGATTTCTTCAATAAGATTACAAAAGGTGGGTTACCTAATAAGACTCTCAATATTGCTCTTGCTGGCACTGGTGTTGGTAAGTCTTTATTCATGTGTCATGTTGCCTCTAGTGTTTTATTACAAGGGAAAAATGTTTTATACATCACTCTTGAGATGGCAGAGGAGAAGATTGCAGAGAGGATAGATGCTAACTTACTTAATATTCCTATACAGGATATTATAAATCTGCCACAACAAATCTTTGAAAAGAAAGTTGCTAATCTTGCAAAGAAAACACAAGGTACTTTAATTATCAAAGAGTATCCAACTGCATCTGCACACTCAGGTCATTTTAAATCCCTGTTAAGTGAACTAGCATTGAAAAAATCATTCAAACCAGATATCATATTCATAGACTACTTAAATATATGTGCATCATCCAGATACAAAGCAAATGGTAATGTCAATTCTTACTCCTATATCAAAGCGATTGCGGAAGAACTTCGTGGTCTCGCAGTCGAAGCGAACCTTCCGATTGTATCCGCTACTCAAACCACTCGCTCTGGTTACGGTAATTCTGATGTTGATCTTACCGATACCTCTGAGTCATTTGGCCTTCCTGCAACTGCTGATCTTATGTTCGCTCTTATATCTACTGAAGAACTAGAGGGTCTAAGTCAAATTATGGTCAAGCAGTTGAAGAATAGATACCATGATCCTACTCTTAACAAAAGATTTGTTGTTGGTATTGATCGTGGTAAGATGAAATTATATGACTGCGAACAGTCTGCACAAGATGACATACTTGACAGTGGACAAGAAGAAGAGTATAATGATAAAGAAGATAAATTAAGTAAATTTGCTGCATTAAAATTCTAATGGAAAAACAAGTTGATTTCGATAAGTATTCAAAGTTTGTGGATGCTGTTACATCTGATGAGTCAAAAGACTTCCTCGCATTATCTGATCGTCTCGTGGAGTTAGATAAGAGAGGTGCAAACATTGAAAGACTTCTAACTGCAGGTGTTGGACTAAATGCTGAAGCAGGAGAGTTCTTAGAAATCGTAAAGAAAATGATATTTCAAGGCAAACCTTGGAATGATGCTAATAGAGAACATCTCATCATAGAACTAGGTGATATCATATGGTACGCAACGAATGCATGTATGGCACTTGGCATATCTTTTGAAGATGTTGTAGCAAGAAATGTAGAAAAATTAGAGAAAAGATATCCTGGTGGACAGTTCGATGTTTACTATTCGGAACACAGAGAGGACGGAGACTTATAAATATAAAAAAAGTGTATTTTAAGTCCAATGGATCTCAACGGAATTGCAAAAGCTTATCAGTTAGTATACGAAAAAAAAGCGGATAAAGATTACGACGGTGACGGTAAGGTAGAAAGTGGTGCTAAAGAGTATCGTGGTGCAGTTCATAACGCTATACAAAATAAGAAAGGTGGAAAGGCAGATGGTAAAGATACTTCTAATGTAAAGAAAGGTCATGACTGTGCATCTAAAGTTAAGCACGAGGAGTATGGTGTAGGCGATTGTATAAAAGAAATGCATACTCTTGATTCTGCAGGAAACGTCACACACTATGATGTGATGTTCGAGCATGGAATGGAGAAGAATGTTTTTGTTGGTGACCTTAATGTACTTGTAAGTGAGATGCATGAGCATGTAATTAATACAGATAAGAACAAAGAAGTTTTAGAAAATAAAGATTTGATGTCTGCATACTATTCAATGTATGAGCATCATAAAAAAGATGAGGATGGTAATACTATCCCTCATGAAGATGAAATAGAGGAAGGAATCGATTTATCTTTTGTGGATACACTTACAGAAGAAGAATTAGATGAACTTGTTGAGGGTGTTGTATATGATCTTCTTGAAGAAGGTATTGAACTTGATGCAATTGAAGGTGCATTTACAGAATACTTAGAAGAAGCAAAGGTTACTTATGGTTCTGATACTGAAAACCCAATGGTTACTGCAGTCAAGAAGAAAAAGGAAGAGAAAGCAAAGGCATCTGTTGAAAAGGCAGAGAAGTTTAAGAAGTCTGTTGGTAAGGCAGTTACAGGAATGAAAGCAAAAATGCATGGTGGCATGGCAGACTATGCAGGTAAGAGAGGATTGATACCAACTAAGGCAGCAGCTGCAGCGAAGAAACCAACAAAGGTTTATAAGTCTAAAAAATATAAAACACCAGATGGTGAAGCAAAATATGCAGCAGCAAAATCAAAAGAGGCAGGAGATCTTAAAAAATACAATAAAGTAAAAGATAAAAAACAATCATCTGGTAATATAAAAGTTTCCATGATGGGTGGCGGTGCAAAAGATACAAGAAGCAAACTTCGTTCTGCTGTATTCAAAGATGTTAAAGACAGAGTAGGAAAGAAAACAAAGGCAGTCATAGATGCTCCTAAAAAGGTAGGTCAGGGTATTAGAGGTCTTATTGGTAAAGGGAAAAGGAAGATAGGAAGATCCTTAGAAGGGTTAGGTAAGAAAATGCAAGAACAGGGTGGAGAACTTGATATGTTTGATACAGTGACTGCATATCTAATTGATGAAGGTCTTGTAAAAGACTTTGATCATGCACAGAGAGTCATGTCTACTTTAGATAGTACCTTGATTGAAGAGGTTCATGCACAACAGTTAGAATATCTTAAAGAATATGGTGCACCATATACAGTAACTAATGCAGATAAGAAAGGTAACACACCTGCATATCAGAATATGATGAAAGGTATGAAGAGTAAGGTTACTGGTAAACCAATGTATAAGAAAGCAGATCATATGGAATCTCTAGAAGATGTATACCTAAAAGTGTATGAGGAAAAATCTACTGGAGATAAATTGAAAGATATTGCAAAGAAAAAGCAAGCAAAGTATGATGCACAACCACAGGCATATAAAAATAATCCTGCTTTTGGTGATGAGAGTCATCACTCCAATGCTAAGAACAAGTAGGAGATCATTATGAAGTATGATAAAAACATAATGAATTCTTTACAGGAGGCATATAAGTCTGTAAGTGAAGAGCAAGAACCAGACGGAATGAAACTTTCTGATAAGAAAAAACTTGAAAGACAAAAACAACTTGCAAAGAAACAGCAAGAAGCACCAGTTGCAAAAAGTAAGATTGTTCCGATGAAAACAAGGACAGAGGAAGCAATCAAGATGTCTCGAAAGGAATATAATAAAACTCATAAAGACTTTAAGAGTGATGATCCTAAAAATCCTAGAGTCACTAGATATGAACCAGGTAAGGGCACAGTATCAACACCAGTAAAATTAACTGATGAAGTTGATAAGAAGAAAGAGATGGACGATAAGATGAAGGAAGTAGAGGATATGAGATCACTACCAACTCGTATGAATCTTATTAAGACTAAGTTACGTGCAATGGGATTGAATATGTCCCATGTATTAAAAGGTAATGAACTATCAGAAGTAACTGAATTTACTATAAGTGAACTTAATCGATATGGTAAAGAGACTGGTAAAGCAACTGGTTCAATGAATAAATCAGAAGGTAGTCCTGTAAAAACTGGTGGTAACCGTGATGATAAAGCACTCCTAGCAGTTAGGGGAATGATACGTAAGGATACTGGTAGACCAGAGGGTCAACTTAAAAAAATTAAAGGTGAGAAAGGAAGAGTTCAACCTGGTGATAGAAAAGGATTAGATTATAAAACAAGAGTAGCAAATAGAAGAGAAAGTGAAAGGACTAAAGATGATGCTATGATGGATACTAAAGGAACATGACCAAAGACAAGATACCTTATGATCCGTGGTTTGATTACGATATTCCACAAGCACAGTATGGAAGTCTGCAGTGCTGGATAGCAAATGAGAGTACTGCAAAATGGTCAACTGAAGTTGACATCACATTACATTCTAAGATGTATGAATTGGCAACACTCACAGGATTATTGATAGGAGCGTCTGAGCAAGTAATTGATAACGAGGATAAATAAAATATATTGGTAGTCTAATAGACACAAATTATGAAGAATTTTGGTTCATTTTTCCAAGAAGCGGTAGAGACATCTGCCTCAAGACAAGCAAAACTACTGGGTCTAGTCGGAAACGGTCATGGTGACTGGTACGATAAGCAGGGAAATCTTGTCGCAAAAACTATGCAAGGTAAGTTGCACTTCTTTGGTGGTAATCAAAAATCTCCAGAGGAAGAAAAACCTGAGAAACCTGCTGCACCAGAACCTGCAAAAGTTTTTAAAAGACCGAAATTAGATAGAGAAGAACCAAAGAGAGCACCTGGAATCGTAGTTGTATTCGGTAGATTCAATCCACCTACGATTGGACACAAGAGATTGATAGATGCTGCAGCAAGAGAAGCAAAAAGAACTGAGTCAGATTTAAAAATATATCCAAGTCGAACACAAGATAAGAAAAAAAATCCTCTTGATCCAGGAATGAAGATCAATTATATGAAGCAAATGTTCCCTGACTATGAGGAGAACATTCAAAATGATGCTGATGCAAATACAATATTTGATGTTTTAACCAATGCATATAATGAAGGATATACAAATGCCACTTTAATGGTGGGTCAGGATAGACTATCTGAGTTTCAAGGACTTGCACAGAAGTACAATGGATCTGATCTTTATAATTTTGAAGACATCATGGTGATGTCAGGTGGTTCGAGAGATCCAGATTCTGATAATGTAGAAGGAATGTCTGCATCTAAGATGAGAAACTATGTTACACAAGGAAACTTCCAATCATTTGCTCAAGGTATTCCTGATACTTTGAAACCAATGCAGAAGCGTGAGTTGTTTAATATGGTTGGTAAGGCGATGGGTACTACAGCAAAGGATACTCAAAAGGAAGAAGTTGAACTATGGGAGATTGCACCCAAATTAGATCCAGAAAAACTTAGAGAGTATTATGTTGAGTATAAAATTTTCAATATAGGTGATATCGTTGAGAACTTAAATACTGGATTGATTGGTAAGATTACACGTAGAGGAACTAATCATCTTATATGTGTAACTGAGAATGGTATTATGTTCAAGGCATGGTTAAAAGATTTGACTGAGTATACTGAAGTTAGTATGGATGGTACGATGAGAGATGCAACTCATCCTAATACTTTGGTAGGAACAAATGGATTTTTAAAGTATGTAATGAATATGACACCAGGTTCAGAAGCAAATAAAAAGTTTCTATACCGCACTGGTGGTGGAAAACC